CTGATAGCGAAGTAGCACAAAATTTTAACGCTATACGCGGAAGATTTGGTTTATAGTGACTGATTGACAAATGGTGATAAGTACATTGTGATTAATGTATTCTTATTAGACTACCACACTCGTCTCAGAGAGTGGTACACACTCAGAGAAAAATTACAGGACTCCGATCTACAAACTATTTGCGTAGAGGTAGATAAGTTTTGGCAACGAGTGCCGCTCAGTAATCATTACTTACATCCAGCAGACACACCTGACTGGCCCGGACCTTGGGAATTGATTAGTGATAACAACTATTGTTGTTATGCACGAGGATTGGGAATGGTATACACACTACTGTTATTGGGTGTAAAAAACATTGACATTGTGGACGCAATGTACGATAATAGTGAGAATGCATGTTTAGTCCTGGTTGATAACGCAAAATATATATTGAATTGGTATCCTAACTCAGTATTAAATACGACTCTATCAGATTTCACAAACATCAAGAAAATTGATATTAACCCACTAACACAGAAAATAGGCAAAGAATGATTAATGTAACTAAGCGAACGGGGAATAAAGAGCCACTATCCCTAGAAAAGTGGCAACAGCAGATTACAAAAGTATGCAATGGAACGGCTGATGTAAGCCAATCCATGATAGAAATCAAAGCAAGTCCTCACTTTTATGATGGCATCACCACTAGAGAGATTGATGAAATCACTCTTAGAGCTATCGTAGATTTGATTGACGTAGAATCTAATCCTGACGTTGGTCACACTAACTACCAGTATGTTGCTGGTAGACAAAGACTCAGTATGCTTCGTAAAGATGTATACGGAGACTATAACCCACCATCATTGTATGAGATTGTAAAGAAGAACGTTTCGGTGGGCCTTTACACTACTGAACTTCTTGAATGGTATTCCGAAGACGATTGGAATAAGATGAATGAGTTTATTGACCATTCTAAGGATGAGGAGTACTCATACGCAGCAATTGAACAATTGATTGAAAAATATCTTGTTCGTAATAGAGCCACGAAAGAAATTTATGAGACTCCTCAAGTTCGGTATATGGTTGCAGCAGCTACAGTCTTCCATATGGAAGAAGCTAGCAAGCGCCTTAAGTTCGTTAAGGAATACTACAACGCGGCAAGTGACGGTCTTTTCACTCTTGCTACTCCTGTTCTCGCTGGTCTCGGCACTCCAACAAAGCAGTTTAGCAGTTGTGTGCTTATTCGTAGTGATGATGATTTGGATAGTATATTTGCTTCCGGAGAAATGATGGCTAAGTATGCTAGCAAACGAGCTGGCATTGGCTTAGAAATCGGCAGGCTTCGCTCCCTCGGTTCGCCTATCCGAGGGGGCGAAATCATGCATACTGGCATGATTCCGTTTTTGAAGAAGTGGTTTGGTGATCTTCGCAGTTGTTCACAGGGCGGCATTCGTAATGCTAGTGCTACAGTGTTCTATCCTATCTGGCACCATCAGTTTGATGACTTGATCGTTCTTAAGAACAATCAGGGTACGGAAGAAACTCGTGTTCGTCACATGGATTATGGTGTTGTATTGAGCGCATTCTTTTGGAAGCGATTTAAGAACAAAGAGAATATCACGTTCTTTGATCCAAACGAAGTTCCTGATCTTTATGAAGCATTCTATCAGGATACAGCAAAGTTTGAAGAACTTTACATGAAGTATGAAAAGCGTAAGGATTTGCGTAGAAAGGTAATGAGTGCTGAGGAAGTCTTCAAGGGAGGCATTCTTAAGGAACGCACTGACACAGGTAGAATCTATCTTGTGTTCATTGATAACGTAATGAATCAGGGCCCATTTGATCCTGAATATCATACAATCTATCAGTCAAACCTTTGTGTTGAGATCCTTCTTCCCACAAAGCCATTCAAGCGTTTAGACGATCCTACTGGTCGCATCGCACTTTGTACCCTCGGGAGTATGAATTGGGGTGCGTTTAGAAATCCAGAAGATATGCGTAGAGCATGTCGCATTCTATTGCGTAGCTTGAACAACATCCTAGACTATCAGGATTTCTTGTCAATTCAGAGTAAGTTGAGTAATGAAGAAATTAGACCAATTGGTATCGGAGTTACAAATCTTGCATACTGGCATGCCAAACGTGGCTATAATTACGGTGAATCGGAAGCACTACAAGACGTAAAGAGTTGGGCTGAACATCAAACATATTACTTGATGGAAGCAAATGTTGAACTTGCTAAAGAGCGCGGCAAGTGCATAGACAGTGATAAGACTCGCTATGGTCACGGTATCTTCCCCTGGGAGCTTCGTGCAAAGGGCGTCAACGAACTTGCTGACTTCAATCCAGAACTTGATTGGGAACCATTGCGTAACGAAATGAAGACTTACGGTGTTCGTAATGCTACAGTTGGTGCTATTGCTCCTGTTGAATCAAGTAGTGTTGCAATCAACTCAACCAACGGTATTGCATTGCCAATGAGCTTGATCAGTGTTAAGGAATCAAAAGCTGGTTCGTTTATTCAGGTTGTTCCTGAATATCAGAAGTTGAAGAACAAGTATCAGCTTATGTGGGAACAAACTGACTGTGTTGGTTACTTGATGACCTCTGCTGTTCTTGCTGCTTATATGGATCAGTCAATCAGCACTGATACATTCTATAACCCTGCTCACTTCCCTGACCGTAAGGTCCCGACTACTCTTATCGCAAAGAACCTAATGCTTGCTCACAAGTGGGGAATCAAGACTCTTTACTATAGCTTGATCAATAAGAAGGGTTCTAAAGAAGACGAAGATGAAGCACCACTAGAAGAAATTGATTTCTTTGAAGATGATGGCGACTGTGAAAGTTGTAAATTATAATGTTAGAAACAATTTGTGATATTCTAAAGGATGCCTATGCTCGTAATTGGATTACAAGCAGAGACGGCAACATCAGTATTCGCCATCATGACCGTGATCACTTCTACATTACTCCTAGTGGTGTAAGAAAGCAGACTCTACAGCCTGATCAATTTAAGAAGATCGGGTTAGTAGATACAGGCCAAGAAACAATTTGCAAAATTTTACCCTATACTGCTATCTCTAGTGAGTTGCAGCCAAGCGGTGAATTACCATTGCACTTTGGTTTACTAAAAGCTATGGGGCAACATAGTGATGACATTCGTGTTGTAGTGCATGTTCATCCAACATATTGTGTTGCTGCAATGCACGCCGGTATTAACTTGAATGAACTAGTGACACACTTCCCTGAGTTGGGTAGATACACTAGAGTAGCCCCTAACGTAGGTGATGTTCCTCCTATCAGCGAAGAACTTGCTACTCAATGCCATACTAATTTAGGTCTTGATAGTGAAGGCAACATTGCATATGACATTGTAGGCATTAAGGGTCACGGGGTAGTTGCAATTGATACTACACCCTGGCGAGCATATGAACACATTGAGCGTCTAGAACATATTTGTAAAATCGTATTAGCATCGGGGAACTATTAATGAGCAAAAGTCAATATAACTTAAACACAAAGACAGACTATCTTAACCGTAAGATGTTCCTTGACCCCGCAGGTCCTGTAACTATTCAGCGTTTTGAAGAAGTCAAGTATCAAAAATTACAGAAGATTGAACAAACTGCACGTGGATTCTTTTGGGTTCCTGAAGAAGTCAATCTATCCAAAGATGCTAATGATATGAAGGATGCAAGTGAGGCTGTTGCACACATCTTTACTAGCAATGTTCTTAGACAGACTGCACTTGATAGCTTGCAAGGCAGAGCACCAGCACAAGTCTTTACTCCTGTTTGTTCTATACCTGAACTTGAAGCTATCATGAGCAACTGGAGTTTCTTTGAGACTAACATTCACTCTCGCTCATACAGCCACATTATTCGTAACATCTATAACGTACCGAAGGAAGTGTTCAACACGATTCACGACACTCAGGAAATCATTGACATGGCTTCTAGCATTGGTGAATATTATGACAAGCTTCATGCTCTTAACTGCAAGAAAGAAATTGGAATTGATGTTCCTGAACAAGAGCATATTAATGCAATTTGGTTAGCACTTCACGCAAGCTATGCACTTGAAGCCTTCCGCTTCATGGTATCATTCGCTACAAGTCTCGCAATGGTTGAGAACAAGATTTTCATGGGTAATGGCAACATTATCAGCTTGATTCTACAAGACGAACTCTTGCACAAGGAGTGGACTGCTTGGATGATCAATCAAGTTGTTAAGGAAGATCCTCGCTTTGCTAAGGCTAAGATTGATTGTGAACATGAAGTACGCAAGATTTACGAAGATGTAATTCGTGAAGAAAAAGATTGGGCAGACTATCTTTTCAAGAAGGGCCCAGTCATTGGTCTTAACGCTGCAATTCTACGTGACTTTGTTGATTATACCGCGGTTGATGCACTTAAGCAGATTGGCATCAAGTACTGGAATCCAGCACCAAAGAATACTCCTATTCCTTGGTTCAACAAGCATAGCGATACTAGCAAAAAGCAGACAGCATTACAAGAATCTGAATCTACTAGTTACGTCATTGGCGTAATGTCAGATTCACTAGACTACGAAGCATTACCAGAATTATAAGGAGAAAAAATAATGAAAGCAATTGTATGGTCAAAGGATCACTGCCCCTATTGTGTGCAGGCTAAAGCACTTCTAGAACAGAAGGGCATTGAATTTGAAGAAAGAAAGATTGGTGACGGCTGGACAAAAGAACAACTATTAGAAGCAGTTCCTGATGCCCGCACTGTACCTCAGATTTTCCTCAACGATGAACTCGTTGGTGGATTCACAGAACTTCGTGCTAAGTTTTTAGCAGAAGCAGCATAAGAAAGAACGAATATGACTATTAAAGTTGGAGAAACCTACACATTCAAGCTTACGAGCGGTGAAGAAGTTTTAGGAAAAGTTACTGCTATTGAAGATAACTATGTATCACTAAAGGATCCAGTATCAGTTGCACCCGGCCCGCAGGGATTGGGATTGATGCAGAGCATGTTTACCGCAGATCCGAAGGATCCTGCAAGACTAAATATTAATAACGTAACTATCTTTGCATTGACAGACGAAAGTGTTAAAGCAAAGTATGTTGAGGCTACTACTGGTATAGTAATGCCTGATAAGAAGTTAATTTTAGGATAATGAATGGCTAAACTCAGTAGAAAAGATGACACTAACGCAGTAGGCGGAAAGATTGTCCGCGGTGCTAGTACTGTATTTGCTAACGGTATCCCGGTAGGGTTGAATGTCAGTGACATTACTTCTCACGGAAAAGACAAGCATAAAGCTTCTAAGACAACCGACGGTAGTCCTAGTGTATATGCCGAGGGTGTCGCTGTTCTACGAGTTGGATCGGGTACTACTTGTGGACATAGTATTACCACAGGTAGTCCTGACGTATACGTACCTTAAGGATTAACATGGCTGACACGGGTAAACAAAGTCCACTAGGAATCAACGTAATTGGTTCTTACCTACAAAATCAGGGATTAACTATCAACCCTGTCGCCGCTTCATATATGGGCGCAAGTAAGACTAACTCTGACTACACATTTGGTAGCTTAGTCAGTAGCACAGCATTGCGTATGTTAACATATGCAATCAATGATGGATACAATAGAGGTCAACCTAAATCTGTAGTTCCTAATGATACTACCGTTGGAGTAACCAGTTTAATAGCTGGGTGTCCTTACGAAATTCTAAAATTGAACAATGATACACTGGATGCTACTGCGATCACGATAGGTGAGATATACAAAATCGCATCAGTCGGCGATACCGATTTCACTTTAATTGGCTCAGCTAATAACACAGTAGGCACCGTATTTACCGCAACTGGAATAGGTACAGGAACAGGAACCGTCACTTACAATGATACATTACCTGTAGTTGCTATCACTCCAGGTAAACTATATCAAATCAAGACTGTGGGTAGTACTGATTTTACTCTTATCGGTTCAGCCAACAACACTGTGGGGACAATATTTACTGCGACAGGCATTGGTGTAGGAACAGGAACCGTCACTGGCGGCATTACTGATTTCAGCACAGTTGGTGCTACTAAGGTAACCGCTGGCGATTTTGTTGTCGGGGAACAATATATTATCTTCACATTAGGCAGCACTAACTTCACTTCTATCGGTGCTAGCGGCAATACTGTCGGCTTGATTTTTACTGCAACTGGAGTGGGTACAGGAACAGGTGAAGCGATAACTGTCAACTTTACAGCAACCGGCACTGGAACCGGTACTGGAACAGTATCATCTATCTCTACTCTCACATCTACTGTTTATGATAACTTGATTAGCATAGGTGCAGATACGATTCCTGCACTGGGTAATGCGAAGCCTCCCACTTACGTTGTTTCAGACCCGTCAGGCATTTGGACAGATGCAGCAGTCACGTATGGTATAAGCCAAGGTGAATCTGAAAGTCTGCCGGGCCCCGCAACTAGTGGATATGGTGAAACGGGCGTCACCGGACAGGGCCAAGAAGCAACTTGGCTACCATATGATACTACGAACCCTAATAGCTCAGTAACTCAGTGGGGTTATCTCAGACTTCACGCACTGCAAGCGTGGAACGAGTTTAACTGGAACGGGACAGAAGTTTCATTAGCAACACCGGAATACAAAGAATTCTTGTCTTCTTTTGCATCAGTGCAAGCGTTTATTGATTATAACAATCAAGCTATTATGGCTAATCAAAACTCAAAGACGTTTTTGGATGGCTCATACAGCAACATGGATGACTTGATAAGCGGAGATATCTATGGTATAAGCTTATCAAATACTCTCTTTGGAACTGATCTAGACAACTTAGGAAAAGTTCTTA